CGGTTTAGATGGAGTTCTAGCGTTCTGGCAAGCAAAGCTGTTACAGCCGCATCAAAGTCCTCTGGTTCGGTTGTATAAGCATCTGCCATTGTTTGAGAGTACCCAAGCAAGGCTTCAGCGCATCTTTTTTCAAGTATTTCAGAGTGCATAAGAGGAAGGAAGGAGTAGGAAGGGCTATATATTAATAGGACAAGTCTTTTTAGATTAGCATAGAAAAAACTTTGCGTAAGTAGGGAAAACCCCTATGTAAAAGCCTAAAAAGGTGTGGCACATTATCGGTGTGGGCAAACAGTAACCCACGCTTAACAGGAGTAAATATGCCGATTCTTAATGGAAAAAAGGTCGTTGACCTAGAGATAGATGGAGTAGATAGCAGAGATTATCCAGATTTCTGTAACGCTTACTTCTCAAGTGGATGCTACGAAGATGGAACACCATTGACAGAAGATGAGTTAAACAAGCTCACCGATCTGGCGGGCGATGTTCTGTGGGAAATGTGTTACGAGAGTCTCACATGAAATCAGTATTTGTACAGTATTCTGAACATTTCTCAGACATCCACTACTGCCCTTATTGTTTGACAATCAAGGGAGATAAAATAGTTTGCTGCCAAGAAGCAGACTTCATCGAGTTCAAGGATTTATATCCTGAACAACAAAAAGAGATTATTCAACAAGAGTTAGATGAAAATCAAAGGAGTTAATATGAGTACTTACACACAAGACCCAAACCAACCAGGTCTTTTGGTTGAACGCAAAGAGTTAATTGCAAAACTGTTGGCAACAAATGTTAATGGTCATCTTGAGAAAAAGAATGGGCTTTCTTACTTGTCATGGGCTTGGGCATGGGCAGAAGCCCTTAAAGCTGATGCAGACGCTACTTATCGGGTAGAGATGTTTGATGGCAAGTGCTTCATGGACATTAACGGCACAGCAATGGTGTTCGTTACAGTCACCATGTTTAAAAAGCCAATGACTTGCCAATTACCCGTCATGGACTATCGGAACAAGGCCATTCCCAATCCAGATGCTTTTGCGGTCAATACAGCCATTATGAGGTGCATGACCAAGGCTTTAGCCCTACATGGACTCTCTCTGTACATCTATGCGGGTGAAGACCTACCAGAAGAGGGCAGATCAGTAGTGATTACACCTACTCAGGGTGCAATGGATAACATTCCTCAAGAGGAATTACAGTACTTGCAAGAGATGGCAGTTGAATTGATTGCCACTTGTGAGCAAGGTGACCCCAAGGCAGCTTGGGATAAGTTGGAAGGAGAGAACCTTGATGCAGAACAAAAGATTGCATTGTGGACACTCCTACCAAGTAAAGTAAGAAGTGCGTTAAAGAAAGCAAAGGAAATGTGATGGAAAAGAAAGATAACTCAGGCGTTTTGTTCAAGAACGATAAAAAAGAGTCAGAGAAACACCCTGATTACAAAGGAAATATCACAGTCAATGGTCAGGATTACTGGCTATCTGCATGGATTAAAGAGGGTAAATCAGGCAAGTTCATGGGTTTAGCAGTATCACCCAAGGAAGACTATCAGCCCAAACAAGCCCCTAAGAAGGCAAGTATTGCAGACGAAGATTTGCCTTTTTGAGTTAATATAAACCAGAGGGGAGAGCTGTGCAAAGGATTTTCCTAGCTTGCAGACGAGCAGTTTTCCCCTCACCCAATAGGAGTGAATGATGACATTAGATAAAACATGGTTTGGTGGTGCAGTAGAGAAATTCTTTGGTTCACCAGCCTTTAAACTGGTTAGAAAAGAAGACCCTACAACGAGCCATCAGGCGGCTCAGAAGGTTGATACAACCAAGCTAGAAAGTCTTGTCTACGAGGCTATAAAGGGCTTTCCTGACGGGTGTATCTCAGACGAGATACTAGAGATGTATCCAAACTACCCATATTCCTCAATAACAGCACGATACAAGTCTCTGTTAGACAAGGGATTTATTGAAGTTACTGGCGTCAAACGTGGCAAATTTGGCAGAAATCAACGAATTATGAAAGCTGTTAAATGATTGAAAAACCCCCATATTCCAAGATTAGTTACCCCTCTGTTCCAAATAAAGACTTTAAGTGGTCTTCAGGATCAGACGTTCAAGCAATTTGGAGAAAACATGGATGGACTCCACCCTCTGAGAATATGCTACCACCACCGCCCGAGAAGTATCAAGAGCCTTTAAGGAGGGTAAGATGAAATTTGAGATGGAATTTGGCTATTTCAACGACAAGTTAGTCATTGAAACCCATGACTTTGACATGATAAAAATATTCCATGAGTTTATTGAGTTCCAAGAGGCTCATGGATGGGCGGTTAACTATGAAGCAGTTGCACCACTTGATATTGAAGATGAAGATGAGGAAATCCCACCTTTCGCCTTAGACACTCACGAACCACTGTAGGCTACTTTGCCAACAGATAAAGCCCCACATTGCTAAAGGCGTACCCTGCGTACACGATAGCCATGTAGGGGTTTTCTTTATATAGCTGTTCACCAGCAATATAGGCATAGATTGCCCCCGTCAGAATGATTAGCCAGGCACTCAAAATGCACCTACATCAATTACTTCGCCTCTGAACTGAACCATGTCCTCATCAAATTTATGGACGAGTTCAGGCCATAAAAGCTGACCATTGAAGAAGTTTAACACCGCAAAGCCCGATCTGTGGTTAGCAGGGTTTATTTCAGCATAAGTAAATTGTGGCCCGTCAGTCTCAGCCAATGTCCCCGTATCTACCCCGTATCGAACCCCGTTGTAGTCAGAAAAAGGTGTAACTTTTAAAGAATGTAAATGTCCAGTAACCACCGACACACCAGCGTTAACTGTATTGTTGTGTGTGGCATGGACACCGCCCTTGTATCGATGCTTAATGATGACGTTCTCAGTAGGCCATACTGCCCAACAGAAGTCCCAATCTGGGATATGGTCTGTCAGCTTAAATCCTAATACTTCTTTGTACTGTGGTGCGTGTTGAGCTAATCTATTGCCAAACCGAATATCGTGATTGCCCCATGTAAACAAGAGCTTTACATTGTGCCTCGCTGCTTTAGCTACTTCCTCAATCTCACCTAGCGCACCCTGACAAGCCTTTAACTCTTGAATGACAGAAGTCTGTGGTTGGTCAGTTACATCATGGCGAGATATAGACGCCCCATCAAACGCATCTCCGTTACATATCACCGCCTTTGGCTTGAACTGTTCTATAGCCCATAGAAGCCCTTTAAAAGCAGTTGTTCTTTGACCAGGTATGAAGTGAGCATCTGAGAAGACAATCACACATCCATCTAGCATTCCAAGTTCTACTTGCTTTAAAGGAGAGAAAGACTTGGGCTTGCTCTTGTTGTACATATCACCCCGATGGTCTTTGGCACTCAGGGTCATGTTGTAAGTTTTCTCGATATACCTTCTGCGTAGATGAACAGCCCTATTGTGTATACCTAGATGTTCTGCCATTCTTGTGGCAGATTGCAGTTGACCCCAAAGTTGGATGAACTCCATATCTGTACAAGTTTCATTATGAGCGCCCATTGGAATCCTTAGACAATAACTTTTCTAAAAGGTTAATGACCCTATGTTCTTGCATTTCAACCTCATCCTGAGATGATTTAGGGTCTTGTGCCACAGTCATCAAATCGTGCAGAAATACATGAAGCAACTCATGTAAAGCAGTCTGATCCAGAGATTCTGGTGTGATTTTCTCAGCACCAAAGTCACCTAGTCTGTAAGTAGCCAATCGAGCAGGAGTATTAAACTCAACAGAAGCCATAGCAGCTTTAGCTGGTTTACTTCCTTTCTCAATTCTCCAATCACCCAGACTAAGAACTTGTTGCCACTTTTTAACACTTTGTGCAAATAATGCGACATCTTGCGGTGTAGGAATGTTAGGCATTTCAACACCTTATAGCAGAATTGTTACAATTTAGTTTAAGAAGCCAAAACTAGCAAGGCATGATCTATGTGCTTTATGCGGTCTTCCAAGCCAATAAACCCACCATTTATCTTCTTGGTTAAGGTTTTGTAATCTTTGGAATCAGCATATTGGTTTAGCTTTTGTACATCCCAAAACCACCCTGCTGTCAGGGCAGCGTACATAGGAGTCGCCACCAACTCTGGTTGCATCACAAAATCCACCCCTAGAGCCTGACCTGCATGGAAATAGTTTGCATGGCCTGTCAATTGGATACATCCTCGGCCTCGGAAACGATACCCATCACCAGAAGCCTCATCCCTGTTGCCCATCCGATTAGAGTAAACAGTATTGGCAATCAACTTAGGGTTTCTAGCGCACATCTGTGCTTTGGCAGCATCAAACCTTCTAGGCCATAGTTTCTGTAAAGCCTCTGCACGATAGTTCAGGTTCTCTTCAAGGATTCTGAAGTTCCCACATTCATGCCCACATTGACCAATGAAAGCCGCCTTTCTAAGCGGATTCATAATGTCAAAGCGTTCAAAAGTGGCATTCAGGGCATCTACCCATTCCTCACCAATATGAAGTTGTCGGAGTTGTTCTTTATTTACTGACATTTAGTAAATCTCTCATCTGGTTATACGAGTCCACACAAGCGTTGAGTGCAGCAGTATTCTTATCCCCTTGGGCAACTATTTCTGCGATGGCGTCGATGGTTGCTCTTTCTGCATCAGAAGGTTCATTAGCCTGTCTGTCAGATTGACTGGTTGCTTTTGAATCTGCGCTGGTAGAGGCGGTATTTGTGGAGGTTTGTAAGTTACTTGAGGGGCAGAGGCGCAACTTGCCAGCACGATTGGCAACAGCAAGAGCAGTAGTTTTTTTGTTGATAGCATCATTGGCTTCCTGAAGTTTCAAAGATTGTTGATTAAGTTTCTCACCCATGTTTTGCTCGATCTGACGAGCTTCTTCATTCTTTTTGGCAATGGCTATCTTCATGTCTCCATCACGTTCTAGCCATCCATAGTGGTGTCCTACTCGGTATGTACCAAAGAGAGATACCAAAACACCCACAATTAACCAAGGTAAAGGTAAAGGAAACATTATTCAGCCTCTTTTCTTGCTTGAGCCAGTTCTTCACGCTCATGGTCATCTTCTAGGTGTTCAGGAGGTGTAGTTGGAGGAGGGCCAGGTGTCCAAGATTCATCCAACTCAGGATTAGTCCAAACAGGCATAGCACCAAATGGTTGGCTAGGCAAACCATACGCAGATTGCGGAGGGGCATAGGAGGAGTTAAAACCGCCCATAGAGCCTTGATAGCCCATTGGTTGACACATTGGTTGCGTTGGAGGATTAAACGCCCTAGAAGCACTAGACATAGCCCGTTTACCAATAACCCCACCGATACCGCCAACGATCAACAGAACAATGTCGTTCAGCATCTTGGTATAGGCTTGGTCAATCGGGGCCATGCTTTTGATAGGCTGAGTCACAAAGGTGACCGAGTAGAGCAAAGCACCAACAATAAACATGAGGATAAGAGTGACTGCAATCACAACAAAGCCCCAAATTCTTACCTCGATCTCTTCAGTTGTTAGGTTTAACTTCGTCAACTTTTTTCTCCAAGATTGGTGCAACTAAATATTCAGGGCAAGTCTGAGTGAACTGGCATCTAGGTTTTTGACATGGTTCAGCATGGAAGTTATCTGGGTTTTGACAAAAATAGCGATATTTTTCATCACAGCCATGTAGCATAAAAGCTACAAATACAAGTAAGTACTTCATTTACCAAGACCAACCTTTCCAAGTAGAAGATTGACAATTCTGTCAGACAGATCATCAGGTAAGAACTTCAGAAAACCTAAGAAGTACAAAGCCACGCACCCGTAAACGAATATCTTGAGGCACATATCAAAGGTCTTTTGATACTCATTCACCGACCACACCTTCTAGTAGTCTCACAGAATGTCATTAACTCATTGACTCCAATGAACACCAAAAGTAAGACAAAAGCCACACCGCCAATAATCATGGCTATTTCTTGCATTTCATCTTCTTTGGCTTTGGCTTCCTTCTCAGCCTTCTTCAAAGCACTCAACTCTTTAGCGTCTGCCAAGTCCATCTCTGCTTGACGGGCTTTAATCTTGTTCCAGACATCAATCTTGCCTGTCTGCATGAAGAGCATCTTTAACTCTTCCTCAAACGCCCTAGCCTGTTCTAAAGCCATCTCAATCTGGAGGGCAGTCCCCATGTTCGAGCCTTTGCCAGACTGTTTAGCCTGAAGCATGGCTTTTGTAGCTACAGACTTAGCGTCAAATAGCTTACCAATCATGGGCGCTAGTGAGCCTAGGTCTTGGGCAACATTTGCTGCCTTCTTAACCATGCTAATAGCGGATTGAATCCCCGCTAGAGCTGTCATCGGATCGATCATTTCTTTCTCTCCCACTTAATGCACACAACCCTTCGGTTGTAAACATCACCAGTCCAAGTCCATTTAATACATCGGTACTCTATGGTTGCCGCCAAGAGAAAGGCGATCACGGAAATGCCCAAACAATAATATAACTACAAAAGATTACAAAACAGAGAATCAGGACTGCTACTGAGATAGCAAACAGCCCGTCTTTCATTACTCTGCCATAGTAAGTTGTGAGTCGCCAACCTCTTTAGCCGCTGCTGGAACGATAAATGATTGGGTAAATGCCGCACGAGTAGGCGCATCCATTAACTTCATCATTGAAGAAACAAAATCACTCGTCCTACCTTTTGGTATGCCAACAGTCATAAACTGAGCTAACGCACCAGGATTCATCATCAATTCAGCCATTTGTCTGTTGTAAGCATCAGCATTACCTCTTTGTAAATATTCAACAGCCGCCTTCATCAATGTAAATGTTCTGTCTAAAAACTGTGGTGCTTCTTTGGCAATGTCTGGGCCACCAATATCCAACGCCCCAACTTTTCGTGCAAGTTCTTTTGCTTTTGAGTCACGCTTTAGATCAGCCAAAACATTGTTAACAGAAGCAACTTCTTTTGGCGTTAAAACATCGGATAACTTTTCAAACCTTGGAATTCCAGTTGATTTTTTAATTGTTCCCGCAGCATTTTCAACAGCAGAAGCAAATTCACCAGCGGCTTCCTTGCCCAAAGGAGTGTTTAAACTCTTTGACAAGTAATCTCCAACTTCCATGCGGTTTAGTTTTTTACTGTAATCAACATAAGAAGTAAGATATTTACTCCACAATCCATCAGATGACTTATTCAATGACGCATCAATAAATTGCTTTGCATTACCCAATGCTTTAGCCGCTTGTTGAGGAATTCCACCAGAGGCATATTGTTCACCAAGATTTAGCATTTTCGCAACATCTTGATTTGATATTTTTCTAATGTTTTCGTAAACATCTCGGCTATTTAACAAGCCATTTTCATCAGCCTTAGAAACAACTTTATCCCTAATGCCTTGCAAAACAGCTTTGCTTTGGTCAGATACAGTCCCACGAATGGCTTTGTCTAGTTGTTCTGTTAAATCAGATGCACGTAACGGAAAGAATCCATTTTGCTCTAAGCTATTAAGCTGAAATTGCTTAAGTTGTGCTTCTCCACGCAATGTTCCTGCAAGTTCTTTGTATGCTTTTGCACGACCTGCCGCTTCTGACGCAATATCACCCGCAGACAACCAACCTGGCCGACCTTTTTCTGCCAAAGATTTTTGAATTGTTGCCGCCAAACCAGTCATTCCAGATGTTTGTTCAGCAGCAGCCAAGCTATTAAACTTATCTGAAATCTCTTTTTCTAACTTAGTAACAATAGGGCCTGCAAGATTAGTTTGCTCTAATGCCGCCTCACGCATTGGAGTTGTTACGCTTTCTCTTTTTGCAATTACAGCAGCTCTTTGAGCCTCTGTGCCAGCAATAGATTGAAGTTCTCTAGCTCTAGCCGCTTGTTGTTCAACTAAGCGCTCTTCAAATCCACCTGCAACTTTAGGTTTAGCCGCAAGTTTCTTTTGTGCCGCAGCCAATTCAATAGCAGATGGAATATCTGAAATTGCTTGTGCCGCAGTAGGCCGAGAACCACTAACAATTTCTTTGGCATCACGCAATGCTTCAATAACTTTTGTTCTATCAGTACCAGCAAGCTCATTTAATTGCTTTTGCATAAACTCTTGGCGACCAGTTGGGGTCAAACCTTTTAACGTGTTTAACAGGCCACCAACAGCCTTTACACCACCTTCAACAATAGGGCCTAGAACAAAACCAGTAGCCATTTGTTCTAATTTGCGCTCACCAAACTGTTCAACGGGGGCATTAACTGGTTGTAAGGCACTTAAAGCAGCACCAGTACTTCCAGAGCGAGCAATATTACTAACGATACCCGCACCAGCCAAAGGAGCTTGTGTAACACCAACCAATCGGTTGACGGGGCTAATAACATTGCCAAGAGTCTGATATGGGTCAAAACCACTACTACCAACTCTTGCACGACCTTCTTGGGTTGCTTTTTCAACATCGCTAACAAGTTGTGTAGCGCCTTTTTTAATCTCTCCACCAAACAACCCCGTGCTTGCTAATAGTTGATTAACTGCCAAAGCAGGATCAACAACCGCACCTTTAATCGTGCGAGCAATAGGACTACCAGCGCCAAACATCAATTCCATGCTTGAAACAGGTGTTGTTTTTATACCAAGTTGGCTATAAAAAGTGTCTTTAGGTATGTCTGAATAAAATTTTGAATGAAAAGCATCTGCCAACTGAGTATCAGTCATGTCTGAATACTGTGGGTACTGTTGACGAATTTCAGCAATCGTAGCCATAAAAACTCCTTAACGAATACCCAATGGGTCAGACTTATTCTTTGCAGGTTGAGCAGCTTCACCCTTAAGGTAACGCCTTGATAGATTATCTAAGATTGCTAAGTTTGCTTCTTTTGTCATTCCTTCGCTACCAAGAGAATCTAAGTACGTTTTTAATTCAACATTGGAGTTAAGTTGTTGCGAACTCATGCCAGTAGCTTCTTTTACAGCATTTAACAACTGTAATCGAATGCTTTTTAGCTCATCACGTTTAGCTTGCTCTGGAGTACCAAATACACGACCACCCATTTGACCAACAGTTCCTGTTTGCAAAGATGTAACCAAGTTTGCAAGAGGGCCTTTTGAGGTGCTTGTAATGCCACCCATTTTGGCTAAATCTTTGACTAAGGTTTCTGCTGTAGAAATTGTATCTCCCAAAGCAAGTTGGCCTTCTTGAATCTTCTCAGCTTTTTCTTGAGCTTTAAGAACTGCCGAACTTGGCCCTTTGAGAGATGCCATCAATTGAGCAAGTTCTCTTTTAGCCTCTATTCGAAGTTTCTCTTTTTCTATATCAGTTTTTGCTTGTGCTAGATCAGACTCTAATTTAGCCGCAATTTTTTCTCGACCCAATAGAAGAGTAGCTTCTCTTTGAGCTGCTTTATCGGCAGAACCTTGTAAAGCCGCAAGCACTCTATCTGGTGAACCATATTTAGTAACAACAGCAAGAACATCATCTTGTGTAGCACCTTGAGGCAACTTAGACAACTCATCACGCAATTGCTCTTCTTGTCTGATAGACAATTGAGTCTTAGCCGCAGTTGCCAAAGAAGACTGTTCTGCCGCCCGTCTTTGTTGCATCAAAGCCATCTCACTCTGTGCTTGACGAGCATATTGAGCCAATGCCATAGCACCTTGTTGGTCACCAGCTTGGGCAAGCATCTTTGCACCTTGTAGGATTGACTCAGGATCGTTTTGGTCTATCTGTTGGGCAATAGTGTTTCTAGCACTAATCATCTTCAGTTGTGGGTCTTCTATACCCATAGCACCCGCAATGCCACGACCTAGTTGACCAACACTAGCCTGAAGTCCCGCTTGAGCCGCAGCACCAGGCGATAGTTGAGCCAATGTAATGCCACGATTTAAGTCTTGCCCATATTGTTGGTTTTGATACATTTGTGGAGTCAAGCCAAACAGACCCGCTACGATATTTTCTGCCATGATGATTCCTTAGAAGTAAAGCGAACCGAAATATTCGCCTGTCGATGGGTCTATACCTGTTCCATACTGACCATAACTAAATCCACTTTGTGGAGCATTAAACAAACCACCTAAAGCACCACCTATTGCTTGACCAAACTGAGCATTAGGGTTACCTGCCGCTATCAGACTTTGAGCGCCAAGGCTTCTAGTTGCATCAGCACCTGTCGCCAAGGCTACGCTTTGTCCTGCACCCTGTAAACCTAATTGACCAACTCTTGCACCCGCAGTAGATGCCGCTTGACCAAGTTGTGTACTCAGGTTAAATGGTTGTTGTCCTGCGGCCTCAAGCCCTTGAACTTGACCCATAGCAGTCGTGTAAGGAGCATAAGCGGCTTGTTGACCACCATAGTACTGACCCATAGTTTGAGCGCCTGTACCAAGCAATCCCGCACCAAATGCAACCTGTTGTTGACCAGCTTGTTGAGCTTGAGCCGCCAATTGAGCCTCTTGTGTGGCACGAGCGTTATACAAAGCCTGTAGTTCAGGAGTTGTAGCACCCAAAGTACCGCCTTGAGCCACAGAAAGACCACCACGGCCTTGTTGTTGGAGTCTGTTTTGCAGATTAGCTAACTCTAACTCTCTGCCTGGTTGCAACAAAGCCATCTGCTGATTGAGATAGTTCTGAGCAACCGCTTCAGGAGATTGAGCCAAGTACTGATTACCAAGACCAAACAACCTTTGAGCACCTGTTTGAAGAGGAGCAAATTGACCTTGGGCTTGTTCTGCTTGAGTAAGACCTTGTTGAGACAAAGCCATGAACCTGTCTTGTTGTGCTTTGGCTTCAGGGCTTAATGTGTATCCTGCGCTTGTCAGTTGACCAGTTACAGGATCGACTTGGAACTGTGAAGTACCAAACCGAGTAGTCATGCCAACAGGTCGGAAAGCCGCAGATGCTTTAGCAGCCGCAGTCTCAGCATCAATACGGGCTTGCGCTCTTTGAGCCGCTTCCCTAGATTCTTGCATCTGAAGCAGATTACCTGCTGTTCCTAGCCCACCAGATAACAGGTTGCCTAGATTTAAGCCTGTTGTGCCACCTCTATTTAACAAAGAGTTGATAAGACCAGTACCTATGGTTGTTCCGATATTCGTACCCACACCTGTACCAATTCCTGTTCCAACTCCAGTACCTACGCCAGTTCCAACTCCTGTACCCACTCCTGTACCGACACCTGTACCAGTTCCTACGCCCGTTCCTACGCCAGTACCTGCACCAGTTCCTGTTGCTGTTCCAACACCAGTTGCTGTACCACCAGCGAGTAATCCACCAGTTAAAGTACCAGCCGCTAAACCACCAAGTTGTTCAGCAAGCGTCAATCCACCCAAAGTTCCACCAGCACCGCCAAGAGACATATCTAACTGAGTCAACTCAGATAGTGTCAATCCTGTATTGCCGATAGTTCCTGCCGCACTAACACCACTACCACCTGTTAGATTTGTCAAAGTGCTAGTTAAAGCACCTGTAGACAAGGCATTGGCAAGAGATGTAGCACCCGCAGTACCACCCGCACCACCAAGAGCTAAGTCTAGTTGAGCAAGTTCAGCCATTGTTAGGCCAGTAGAGCCAACAGTTCCTGCTGCACCTGTAGCCGCACCACCGCCAAATAAAGAGCCACCCAATAAACCTTGAGCCAAAGCAGTACCACCTGCCGCTAAAAGAATAGGGCCAAGGTTTGTAATCAAGTCTTGTGTAGAAGTGGTAATTTTTTCTTCACCACGATATTCAAGATTTGGGCCATATAGTTGAATCATGCCTGGTCGTGATGGATCAACTCGGCTATAACTTAATTGACCAGATTCATCTTGATAAGCATTAAATCCACCAGGAAGATTCCGCAAATCAGTATATGTTTCACCTGAATATTCATTGGCTACTCTCTGTGTTTGAGTTCCATATTGAGAAACATTCTCAGCAAGAGCAGACGCCACTTGTGATGGAGAAACACCAGCCGCTTGCATTGTTTGGTTAATCAATGTAGCGTCAGCATTGGGGTTAGCGTTAAACCATCCAAGAATGTCAGCATTGCTTACAGCAGGTGTAGCAACCGCTTGTTGAACAGGAGGAGGAGGTGCTACTGGTTTTGGAGTTGTTGCTTGTGGTACTGGAGGAGGAGGCGCACCAGTAGCCGATTGATATTGAGCAGCACTAACACCCGCTTCTGCCATTGTCTGATTGATAAGAGCCGCATCAGCACCAGGATTGGCATTCAACCACCCCAGAATATCTGCATTAGTAACTGCCATGATGTTTACTCCGCTTCTTTAGGAACTTGCGCTTCAGCCTGTTCTTTAATCTTTACGATAAGAGGCCATACGCCACTAGACGATGGGAGGTTTCCCAAAGTCTGTAACACAAAATTGATTTCGTTAATGTCTAACTCTAGCTTCATGCTTGACCCCAAGGTGTGCCAGTAGCCGTCACAGGATTCTTCTGCAAATCAATCTGAGCAGTTAGAGCATCTTCTGTGGCTTGCTTGTCAACACCATTAGCCCATACCCAGTTAAGGACTGTTTCTTGTGTCAGGTCTGCATAGGGAATCGTAGGTGTTCCTTCTGCCCATCCACAAGTGGAATAGATAGAGGCTGAATAGTCGCCATCAACTGCTGTGGCTTGCCAATGAGCGCAAGTTACAAAGCCGTTAGAGACTTCTCGGTCTAGGGTTGAGATTGTCCAAGTAATCATGGCGTTGTGCTTTCTTGAGCCGATTGATAAGCCGCAATCACTTCAGCAGTCCAGACTGTATTGCAGATAGCAACAACATTAGCGGGAACGCCTGTCAGGTCTTGTGTGGGTGTGAGGCTTGTGCGATGGTAGGTTTGGCTTAGTTGATTGCCATCTTCCATGATGCGAGTTGCTTCACGATACATAACTATGCCGTTCTCGGCAACAGTAATTTGGTCGACTACAGTAGTTTTAGTTAAAGACATAATTTTCCTTTTAAGTTAAGTGTCCGACTGCATAATCCAATGCAGTTAAGCTGCGAAATAGGTTAATGTGCCATTGAAATTCATAGTATCTAATATGATGTCACTATTGTCATACCTTCTTATGTTTGCGACTGTTGCATTTGCATTGGCTCTTAATTGCCACATAAAACCTGTAACTGAATTTTCTCTTAATGCACCTACGGCTCTTTGACTTGTATTTTCAGAAGTAAATGGAAGACCTGTTATGTTGTCAATAGTTAACGTAGTTGGTACAGTAAATGAGATTTGAATAGTTACACTTACTTGCTTTCCAATTTTTACATAAGTTCCAACAGCCGCACTTAATGTACCACCACCAGTACTTGCTGTAAAAGATGGTGTCCAAGTCCCCTCCTCATAGTCATCCAAAGTATTAGCGTTTGATGATGCTGATTGAGTTGCGGGGAATGTGATGCCAGCACCGCTTGTTGAGGGGGTTGCATTGCCAACACCAATTGTGTTTAGTGTCTGTAGCCCACCTGCCGCATTAAGCGTCATTGCTTGGGTAAAGGAGATAGCCGCACCTGCTGTGCCTGATGCGGCATTTAACCAACGATGCTCTCCAGAAGTCTGTTGATATGCGGTAGCAAATCCCGTAGTCAAATAAATATTTAAAGGAGTGTTGTCGGTGTAATAATTGTCGCCAATCAATGTACTGCCACTGCCGCTGGCAATTGAACCCGTAGTGCCAAACTGAAAAGCCTTGCGGGAACTCCACCAAGCACTCGGTGTAACACCAAGCCCTAGATTGCCTGATGGGTCAAGTGTTAATCTGACAGCAGAAGCAGTTGTATCAAAAATGTAAAAATTACCACTTTGACTTGAAGTATTGCCACCAACAACAACTTGATAATCTCTACCAGATGCACCAGTATTTCGCAGTTTCAAAGTGCTAAATCCAGAAGCATCAGAATTTGTGACTGTGGTAGTAATTACACCAGAAGCATTGCCAGAAACTTCTAACTTGCTTGCTGGCGAACTTGTCCCAATACCTAGATTGCCTGACGCATCTAGCGTCATTGCTTGGGTAAGGGAGATTACACCCCCTGCTGTGCCTGAAGCGGCGTTGTACCAAATGTGTAGTGCTGATGAATTTTGAACATACAAACTGGCTGCACCATTTATTAAATAACGTAGGTCTGTTCCATCGTTGTAGGCATTGTTTCCTACAATCGTGTTAGCTCCGATACCATAAAGTGAAGATGCTTGACCAACTTGCAAAGCCCTATAAGAACTTCCCCAAGCACTCGGTGTAACACCCAAGCCTAAGTTAGTCCCATTAAAAATTAACCCAGACCCAGTAGCCAATGCACTAGAACTTGAGGCGTAAACCACACCGCCTGATGTGAATGATGTTAGGTTAGTACCACCATTGGCAGTAGGTAGTGTTCCTGTCACACCAGTAGTTAAGGGAAGTCCTGTCGCATTGGTCAGGGTTGCACTTGTAGGTGTTCCCAATACTGGAGTCACCAAAGTAGGTGAAGTCGCAAAAACAGCAGAGCCTGTTCCTGTCTCATCAGTCAAGGCAGCAAGCAAATTAGCAGAACTGAATGAACCCAAAGAGGTAGCATTACCGCTAGAAGTGACTGCACCAGTTAAGTTTGCGTTAGTGGTTACATTACCCGCTGTCAGACCAGAGGCAGTACCTGTGATGTTTGTGCCTACCAAAGCAGATGGAGTACCAAGAGCAGGGGTTACCAAGGTAGGTGAGTTCGCAAAGACTAAAGCACCGCTTCCTGTTTCATCAGATACCGCAGAAGCTAAGTTTGCTGAACTAGGAGTACCCAAAAATGTAGCCACACCCGTACCCAAACCACTCACACCAGTACTGATTGGCAAACCAGTAGCATTGGTCAAAGTACCGCTAGAGGGCGTTCCAAGAGCAGGAGTAACCAAGGTTGGGCTATTGGCAAACACCAAAGCACCAGAACCAGTTTCGTCTGTTACGGCAGAAGCCAAGTTAGCACTTGAAGGTGTACCCAAGAATGTCGCTACACCACTACCAAGACCTGAAACACCTGTTGAGATCGGCAAACCAGTTAGGTTAGTTGCCGTACCAGAAGCAGGAGTTCCCAATGCGGGAGTCACCAATGTTGGCGAGTTTGACAACACTACTGAACCTGTGCCAGTAGAAGAAGTTACACCTGTACCACCATTTGCTACGGGCAGAGTGCCTGTGATGTCGGCAGTAGAAAGACTTACTGCATCCCATGTGGCATTTGTGCCATCAGTCTGAAGATACTTATTTGCGTTACCTGTTTGGGTAGGCAAGAGGTTGTTCAGAGCAGCAGTAGCCGTAGAAGCACCAGTACCGCCATCAGCAACCGCTAAGTCTGTGATGCCTGTGATTGAACCACCAGTAATGTTGGCGGCAGAGTTATCTGTCTTTGTTGCAACAGCAGTTTGAATATTATTAAACTCTGTATCAATCTCAGTACCCTTAACAATCTTTAAGGGATTGCCAGGCGACAGATTGTCTTTTGATGCAAAGTTTGTGGTTTTGGTGTAATTTGACATGGTTTACCTCTTAGCCCATTTTGCCATCTTTGGCTTGAATTTCAATCTTTTGTAGAGAAAACGATGTTCCATTTATCGTAGTCTCATAACCCGTTTGTACAATCTTTCCAAACCCAGAAGCATTCGCTGATAGCGTCTTAATTGGCACACCGCTTGTGTACTCAGCAATGTTGTATTCAGCAACTCCATACTCATAACTTGCTTGTGTAGGAATATAGATATTCTCAGCACGATAAGAACCAGAGTAATCAAAACCCCAATTGATAGACAAGAACTGGTTTGACCCACCAATTACGATGGCAGTTACAGACTTTAAAATAGAAACTTGATTAGGATTGCCCAAGTCGGCATTGTTTGTGTAGTACGCAAATCGGTACGTTAATGTGTCATCAAGGTAAGTTCCATACTTACCAATGTACCCATTCTTACCAATGTACAAATCACCATTACGCAAAGATCGTAAAGAAGTAGGAGCAATTGAGTCCCACTTCGTTACACGGGAAGCCCCGTCCTGTAAAGATTGCTTGGTATCGAAACAATAAACTTGGAATGTTGCAGGTAAAACAAGCAGATAAAAGGCTTCTTTTTCTGAGTAAACAGACTTTAGATTAGCCAATGTCTCGCTTGCCAATGCTGAATTGAGGTCAAAACGAACATTCTTGGACAAGTCTCTTAAGGGAGCAGACTTCTCTTGAATAGTCCTCATTAATGAACGAACACCTGAGTCTGACAAGAAAACAACGTCAGAGCCAATACTTTGTATGGTATCTCTAGCAATACATCCAATAGAGCCTACTGTGTCGCTTAGAACAAGAGATGCGGGTGTGGAAGCACCAGAGTAAACAAGAATCTGTCGTTTACCAAAGATAAACAAGAAATCATTGTGAGCTGCCAAGCCCATCACTTCATCTGCACCATTAGGCCATACACGGGAAACATCTAATGTTCCTGAAGTACCACCACCCCATACATGACCTGCAATCAGGTCAGAGAAGCTGATAGTTACCTTATCTGTAGATGTATTAGCTACCCACAAGCGACCAAAAGCAGAGATACAGATGTTTGCTTGAGGAACAGTAGCTACATAGCCTGACTTCTCAGATACTCTGCGATAAGTAGTTGTACTTACTGCGGGGTCATAAATCAAAGGATCGTGATCAGTTTGGAAGAAGTAAGCAATGCCATTCAAAGAAGCAGTCTGCCAGTTAGATGCAGTAATGGTAGGCGCTGTTCCTCCACCACCATAGGTCAACTCAGTCACAGCATTAGCAGTACCAAGTTTGAATATCTTGTTGTTTCCTGCGAACAGAACTGTAAGAGTCCCGTCAGTCTGGACTAACTCATGGATTGCACCAACATCGTTAGCACCCAAAGCACCAGAGGAAGAATTAACCCTTGACCAACCTTTTCTAGCACCAATACGACCATACTGATCCAAGATGCAGTTAGTTGCAACCAAAGCAAAGCCAGCCCCTAGATCAAGAGGGGAGTCTTCAGTATTCAGACCATAAAAGCCTGGTGCTGAGAGACTGTAACTTTGGAGTTGTGCTGCCATTTAGACCGCCACAAAGTTGTCTTCAGGATAACGAGTGCTTTCCAATGCAATCGCATCAGAGAGCATTCCTCTAAACAGAGCATAAGCCTCTGAACTAGATGTACCGCCATCCTCACCACGTTCAATCAAAGCACGGGCATAGGCACTTTGGGTCACTAAGTAGTCCAAGACCTTCACAGATGTGCCATCAGAAGACAAAGCCGCTTGTGGGACAGTCAGGTCAAACAACAGAGTAAAAGCACCAGAAGGAACAGGAAACAGGTCTACTTTCGTGTCTCCATTACCATCTACACCGCTAAAGCAGAACTCTGAAGGAATAGATTGTGAAGGCGCACCAAGGTTTAGTTTGCGGTTCATGTCCACAAACTCAATATTGCGAAGACCAATCAAACTGGTTGTGTTCAGAGCATCATTGACACGGAACTTCTGTCCCGCACCTGTCAAAGCATAAGAACTTGTACCAGAAGTAGTCGTTACTGTGATTGTTTGAGCAAGGCAATTCCAGTTGTAAGAGTCTTCAATCTGACGTTTAGCATCATTGACAAACTTGCCAATCAGAGAAGAATAGGTTGTTTCGCCAACAGTAGAGACTGTGCTTTCACGCAAGCGAACTAACACATCGTTAACAAGTTCTAAGTAGGTCATGTTCGTTGCGCTCCTTGAACCTCAAATGTGGCAATAAAACTAAAGGTACTTCCCGCTTCAGTCGTAATTTGAATCCTATCGCCTTCTTCTAAAACGATATAAGCAACACCATTAAATTCAAGATATTCTTTAGAAGTTAGGGTGTACGAAGTAAGAATGTCTAAAGTGGTTGCTGTACTTGCGTCATACCATTGGACTGTGATGCTCTTTGTCGATCCACCAGTATTGTGGATATACATGACAGTAAATTTGGCGTAATAACCCGTAGGAACTGTATAAACAGTAGTCAGCGTTGCGGCTGTAGGGTTAACTCCGACTGAGGTTGGCCTCATTTACTATTCCTCTTAGAGATCGCTTTAGCTTTAGCTTTAGCGTCTTCCTTGGACGTTGCGCCCCAAGCTCTAAGAGATAATAGGAGTCGGGTAGGCTTCCCATCTTTCATCTCAGCGCCAGGCATATTGCCCATTCGTGCTAAAAAACTAGATCGTCGACCTGAATTACCCGTTTTTAAAGGCGCTTTTAAGTTCAGTCCCTCAGTCCTTTTGTAGAACTCTCGACCTTCCTCATTCAATCCGCCTTTTGGATTCTGGTATTTTTTTAAGACCATGATGATCTTCCTGTGAAGTGTACACCAGGCTGAGGTGGTAATGCAATAGCTAAATCAAAATCTAAGCCATTTCTTAATCTTTGCATAAGAGTTTCTGGCTTCATATTGACCATTTTAGCAATCTCAGTTGTTGAGCGTAATTCACCTTGATACATACGTTTGCCACGATCTGGATCAATTTTTGTGTGTTCTGATGGATCGCCATAAATCTTTGTTGCTTTCCAGATTCTTTGGTATCCAATTCCTGTTTTTCTAGCAATCTCAGCCAACGTAAGATTCTCGCCTTCAAACAAGTATCGCTTGCTATTCCTTCGATTATTGGCTTGCTCAATGCTAGTTGACCATTTTACATTTTCTGGCGAATAACCTTTATTCACATCAATTCTATCAAGACTGTAATCTTTTGATGGCCTAAGTCCAACGTCTTGGATAAATTGATAAAAGCCATCTTCTCCATGCCACGATAGATGCACATCAATTCCACGACCGCCATAGTTTTTGTAATCAGGACTTACTTCTGAATAGCATCGGTAAAAAAGATGCTTCCATGTCCCATGAGACAGAAGTAACTGATTAACAGTTGTTTTGTCTAATGATTCAGGAGATTTCATTTCTTCTTTGCGGTCTTAGCCGCAGCCTTAAATGCCGCCTCAGTAGGAGCACCTTTAGAGCCAACCTTACGCATCTTTTCCTTAGAACCAGCTTTTATGCGTTCTCTCTTTGCTGCGATATTGCTATAAAGACCTTGTTTCATTTCTTCTTCCTTTTGGACTCGGAAATAGCAATAGCAATCGCTTGTTTAGGATTCTTCACCACAGGGCCTTTTTTGCCAGAGTGGAGAGTTCCTTCCTTAAACTCACGCATTACCTTCCTGATCTTAGTGGCGGGTTTCATTTGCCACGACCTGCTTTTTTCATCATGTTGGTAGCAGTACGACCACCACGGGTAGGCATAGCTTTAGGCTTACCAATAGCAATCATTACAGTTACAGGCATAGATTTCTTTTTGCCATACTCTTTGGCTTCTTTCTCGCCTTTTTCTGTGTATGGGAATTTCTTGTTTCCAACTTGAGGCATATAAATCCTTATCGAACTAGCTTGGTTGCAATGAAAGAAATGATACCGCCAACAAC